AAACGATTTGGCTTGTCAATAATAAAATCATGCCTTGTGAGAATTATTTACAAACGCAAAACAATGTTGCAAAATAGCAACACATTCAAAGGGGTTAGGAATTAAAGAAATGGCAATTGTGAAAAAGAAACGGGGAAGGCCAGCAGGAACAGGGCATGGGCAGCAAGTAGTGCATAAATTGCGGCATGGGTTTGAAGGGGCGTTAGCAGAATTAGACGCTAGGGGTAAGAGCCTGCCCGAATTGCTAGCCGATGCATTGGAAGCAGATGTTAATGGCACGATAAGAAGCATGGCCGCCCTGCTTCCACGTGATGTAGATATATCGGTCAATGCGGGTGACACATTAGGCGACGCATTAGCGCAAATACAGGTGAAGCTATCAGAGCGCAAGCGTGGCGAGATTATCGAAGCAGAATTTAGCGAAGAACAGAGCGAGAACGATAAGAGCGATTAAGCCCCCCCTTTGATTCTGGCGGCGGGGGTGCGTTATACGTATATATATAAACCAACACTGTGACCTTTTTACAACACCCCCCCCTGTTCTCCACAGCTCGTAAGTAACTACCCCCATAAAAATTTTTTTTCTTCTTTTTTCTTCCTCTTATTTAGTACTGACACGCTGTCATATAGAAGATAGATAAGATTATATTAACTATTAAGTTACTAGTTCTATCTGCCACTCTGTCAGGGGGGTACTGACAGCCTGTCACTACCCCATGCCACTCTGTCACCACTACACCCCCTTGCAGACCGCTCCGCCCTGTGTCATATTTGCAACAGAGGAGATAACAAAATCGGTTGAGCGTTTCTCCTCCTTGACGCTCCCGACGGTGGGGCGGGCTTCTTTCCCTTTCGGCTCGCCCCATCATAACAAGGAGAGAGAGATGGAAAAAGAAAACATGTCTGTTGAGGAGCTATTGCTTGCCATTGCTCTCGACCCAGTATTATTCGTTGAGTCTATCTTGCAGGCCAGTCCAGAGGAGTGGCAGCGTAATGCTTTGTATGCTGTGCGGGATAATGACCGCGTAGCCATCCGCTCTGGTCACGGTATCGGCAAGACTGCATTTCTTTCTTGGTTGATTCTCTGGTGGGTATTGACACGCTCACCCAGTCGGATAGCATGTACTGCCAACACTGCTAGTCAGTTGTCAGACATTTTATGGGCAGAGGTCGCAAAGTGGCATCGTCGTATGCCAGATGGCCTGAAAGAACTAATTGAAGTGAAGTCTGACAAAGTTGAGCTTACAGGGCAGGACAGTTTTGCTGTCGCCCGAACTGCACGTCGTGAAACTCCAGAGGCGCTGCAAGGTTTCCACTCACCCAATATGCTGTTCTTGATTGATGAGGCATCTGGTGTGGACGACATCATCTTCGAGGTCGGAGAGGGTGCTATGTCCACTGAGGGTGCGAAGACTGTGATGACGGGCAACCCGACTCGCACGTCTGGCTACTTCTATGAAGCCTTCAATAAAATGAGAGATAGGTTCTTTACAATGAAGGTCGCATCATCTGATAGTACTCAGGTGAGTAAAACCTTCATGGAGGATATGAAACTCAAGTATGGCGAAGACAGCAACATCTACCGAGTTCGTGTTCTTGGAGAGTGGCCTGAAGCCGACGACGACGTGGTTGTACCACTGCATCTCTTGCAGGCAGCATCCACGCGAGAGCAGCAAGCAGCAGAAACCACCCCCGTTGTATGGGGTCTTGACGTGGCACGTTTCGGTACGGACAAAACAGCTCTATGCAAACGCAAGGGTAATGTTGTAACAGAGCCTATCAAAACTTGGCGCAACAAAGACCTCATGGAGGTCTGCGGGATTATACTCAATGAATATGAAACAACTCGATGGGGCGACCGTCCTGCTGAAATACTGGTTGATAGTATCGGTCTTGGTGCTGGCGTTGTTGACCGTCTCATGGAACTTGACCTTCCTGTGCGCGGTATCAACGTCGCGGAGTCACCTGCAATGGGCGACAGATATGGGCGTTTACGAGATGAGTTGTGGTTTCTCGCAAAAGAATGGTTCGAGTCGCGGGACTGCACCATTCCGCCGCAAGAGGAGCTAATAGACGACCTGTCCAAGCCGCGCTTTAAGTTTACCTCCAATGGTAAGCTCAAGGTTGAGAGCAAGGACGAGATGAAACGTCGTGGCCTCAACTCACCTGACCTTGCCGACTCCTTCTGCCTGACCTTTGCTGGTCGTGCCAGCATCGGCAAAGACGGCTCGCGCCACAAATGGAACAGGTCAATAAATTATGAGAAAGCAAACTGGGTCGTCTGATGGCTTATATTGAGTTTGAAGAAGACACAGATGACTTTGACATTTTGGTTGCCACCCTTGATGGCCTGAATGGTCTCGGCACTGACTGGGACGACCTGTTGAACTTGACCTTGCTTGCATCTGCGTATTGTGGTCAAATGGCGGAGATTTCGCCTGACGAATACATGGAGATTATTTCGTCCATCCGCGTTACGGAAGATGGCATTTACGGAGAGGCTTGATGGCTAAGAAAGTTGTAACTACGTTTGAGGTGCGAACACCAGTGCGTCGCCGTCATAAAAAACGTGGGCTGCACATTCGTAAGAAGCTCGGCCCGAAAAGCAATATGAGGATTCGCTAATGGCTATCGTCTATCGTGGTGAGCGTTTTGCTGGTTACAACAAACCGAAGCGCACCCCCAAGCATCCGAAGAAGAGCCACGCGGTTCTAGCAAAAGAAGGTGACAAGATTCGCCTCATTCGTTTTGGTCAGCAAGGTGTGCGTGGTGCTGGCAAAAATCCAAAGACTGCAAAAGACAAGGCGCGTAAGCGTTCTTATTATGCGCGTCACAACGCACAAGGTAAGCCGACAAGTAAGTTGTCTGCAAAATACTGGTCACATAAAGTTAAGTGGTAGGAGTTAGATATGCCAAGCGTAGCAGGAAAAAAGTTCCCTTATACTAAGAAGGGCAAAACAGCAGCGAAATCTTACGCAAGTAAGATGGGCAAAAAGGTAGTCAAGAAAAAAGCTACTAAGAAGAAAAAATAATGTATGTTACTGTTTACACACGCAACCGTGCTGCCGAGAAAGCAGCGGCACTGGAGGCGGAGAAAGTAGCTAAGAAGGCTGCGCCTAAGAAACGTGGTCGCCCACGCAAACAGAGGACAGAGAAATGATTTGCCCACACTGCGGATACCCCAATCCAAATGGTTATACAGAGCGTTGCAAAGGCTGTCGCAAGCCGCTAAGTGAAGCTCCTGTTGTTAAGGAAAAGCCCAAAGTAGCTAAAGTAGCTAAAAAGGCTAAAGCATCTAAGAAAGCATAGTCATGGCTAAAATGGACGACATTGAGTTTCAAGGCATTGTTCGCAATGAGATTGAACAGGCGCTAGGCCACTACGATACGGAGTACTCGCAAGACCGTATCGACGCGATGGACTACTACTTGGGTGAACCGTTTGGCAATGAACAGCCAGACCGCTCTCAAGTTGTCAGCACCGAGGTATCTGATACCATCGAACATATCATGCCGTCCTTGATGCGTATCTTTACGCAGTCTGAAGAGTATGTGCGTTTCGCACCTCACGGGCCAGAAGATGTAGCTGTAGCTGAACAAGCTAGTGATTACTGTAACTGGGTTATCAACAATGATAACCGTGGTTTTGAAATCATGCACAACTGGTTCAAAGATGCTTTGATTCTGAAAAACGGTGTCGTTAAGTTTTACTGGGATGAGAAGACAGATATTGAGACAGAAGAATATGCTGACCTCAATGATGAAGAACTGACTGTCATTCTTGCAGACCCAGAAGTCGAGATTGTTGAACAGGACGAGCGTACTATCGGTGAGGACATGATTACCCCAGACGGTATGATGATTCCTGCTCCCGTTCTCTATGACATCAAAGTTAAGCGCACCAAGACAGACGGTAAGGTCTGCATTGAGAATGTGCCGCCAGAAGAGTTTCTAATTACCAGTCGTGCGAAGTCGCTTGAGGATGCTGACTTTGTAGCGCACCGTTCATCAATGTCTGTCAGTGACCTTGTGCAGATGGGTTACAGCAGAGATGAGATAGAAAAATATGCAGGAGTCTCAGATGTTGAAACGTCAGAAGAAAGAACCAGCAGGTTTGAAGACCTTGAAGGAGGCGCTCCTTACGACAGCCTTGACCCGACCATGCGAGATGTTCTCGTTACGGAATGTTATATTCGTTCTGACTATGATGGGGACGGGGTGGCTGAGTTTCGTCGTGTTCTCACAGTAGGCAACGGCTACCACGTTCTTGAGAACGAAGAGTGTGACCAGCTTCCATTTGCTATCCTGTCACCTATCTTGATGCCGCACCGTGCGATTGGTCGCTCGGTTGCAGAGCTTGTGATGGATGTGCAGCTTATCAAATCTACCCTGATGCGTCAGTTGCTCGACAACATCTACAACACTAACAATGCTCG